CTTCTTTTACAATAGATGTTAAACCCCAATCAGAAAGGAGACGAGCAATACGATTCCTACGCTGAACATCGTTAATAGTAAGGTTAGCATGTTTACCATCAAGGGCAAATAACTCCTTAAAATGAACTATGTAATATTTACCTTGCTTATGTAAAATGTGGCAACTCTGATATAATTTCTTTTCTTTCCTTGATGCTACACCAATTCTTGTAAGAGTTTCTCTAACTTTTAAAAAATCATCTGGTTCATTTAAAAGTACCTCTAGCATCCTATCTTGGGCCCACTCTACAGTAGGTTCCACTGTCACAGTTGTCATTTCGATCCTCCAGTATCAAGTCGTTGTTTAATAAATTTAATTTGTTCGGGGGTTAATATTTTCAAAGCTTGAGATGCTTTTTCGTTACTATAACCATAGTATTGTTTGATGATTTCTAAATCCGTGACTTTATCCTTTCGGAGCCAGGGAGAAAATCTTTTCTTTTTCCTCAAAGTATTTAGATAAAAAGAATATTGGAGGTCTTTATCTAAATGAGGATATTTATTCATCTCATTAACAAACATAATGCAATCAAGATTCCCAGACAAGCAACGATTTATAACGTATGGAGTGTATTTTTTAATCGCATCAGGATCTTCTGCTAAATTCTCTTTAGTAAAATTAATAGAATTCAACCAATCTTTTAGTTCGTAATTCATCACCAATCAGGATAATAATTAATGTTTGAAATATTTAACAAATATTATAACACAAACTTATAATCATTTCAATGGTTCATCTCCATGATACCATTTTACTAAAGAATATCTTGTACCAGAAATAACAGGAGTTACCTCATGTACAGTTCTACTATCAAAAACAATGACACTTCCTTTACCTCTAAAAGCTTGAGAGAAAGGTTCTTCCAACTCTATATGTGGATTCCATACACCACTATAAAATCTAAGATCTCCTCCTTCATAATCATTTTCATCTGAAAGTTGAACACTTAAACTCAATTTTCTTGTTAAAGCTTGACTATCTCCATAATCTATGTGTCTTTGATAAAAATCATCTTTTAAATACTTAGATATCTGTGCTAGTTCTCTATCAGTATCAGACAAATTATAATGAAAATTTGCATCATTAGCATATCTTATATAACCACAAAGTAATGCATTTATCCAATTAGCATTACTAAATTGCATATCAACCTCTCTTTTTGAAGGTTGTAATTCTGCTTCTTCTCCCCAACCTCCTGTTTTTCCTTTCTTAAATTCGTTTTTATTAATAGTATCAACAATATAATCACATAGATCACTGGGTATTTCACCTTTCTCCCACTGCCAAATATCTGAATTCATTTTATAATTACCAATCAGGATAATAATTAATGTTTGAAATGTATTGATATATTAGACTCCATCCAAACTCATAAGTCTGACCCCTTTCATCTTGTAGATAAAAAGGTATATTAGGATGCATCATCTTTGCTCTATAATAATGAGCAACTACATTACAATCGTCATCAATGTGACGTTCCTTTTCTAGTTCTTGTTCAGTCATCGGATAATTTGAATGTCATCATCTTCAGTCCAGAGTTCGACTTTATCTCTGAAACGACCTTCCTTCTTTAATTTATCATATCTCTTACCAGCCTTCTTTTTCCACCAAGATATAATATTCTCTAGATAGAATTTATCCCAGTTCTGACCACGTACCAACTTTTCCTGTTCACCAAGCATTACTTCACGAACATTTCCATATCCATAATCAGAAGTATATGATCTCTTTCTCTGAGTAAGACCAAATGCATTCTTAATTACAGTATTAAACTCCTCAAGTTTCTCAGTGTTACCATGTTCCCTTAAAGAGTTCTTAGTCCAAGCAATCATCTTAGTCTGTCTCTTCATCTTTTTAGATGAAACATAACTAGGAGTTACAGGAGTATTATTATTAAGTAAAGTAAATCTATTATGAAGTTTGTGAAATGCCTTATCATGAAGTAGTGGAAGGAATTTACTATCAGTTAAACCCTTATACCTTATAAAAGGTTTCAGACCATCATACTGTGATGCAGAAGTCGTAGAACCATAGAGAGAAGTAGTCTCAAACCAACCAATATCTTTATCAAATACATCATTCAAAGTCTCTCTAGCAAAGTGTGATACACACATCAATGCTAAAAGTTTACCACCAAGACAATTATATCCAAATGGTTGAGAGGGTACAATAGCAAATCCCATCGCAGCATGACGATTAAAAATAGAAAGATTTGCTGGTTGACCTAACCATTCATTTCTTGGCTTAGAATTAATTGTTGGAGATCCAAACCTAATAAACCCAAGTATCTTCTTACTATTCTTTTCATATACCATCCAACGCAATTCTCTACCAGGAATATTCTTCTCAATAATTGCAGAAGAAGTTGCTGTTAAAAGTTCATGATAATAGGCTTGAGGAACTGATTGCTGAAATCTCTCTCCAACAAACTTAACTTCAAAGTCCATCTCCTCTGGATGAATGTCTTCATTAAAAAACTCATCCTTCAAAGAGAATAATGACTTACCTCTTTCTCCAACTGCTGCTTCTTTAGTGAAGCGAATATAATCTTCAATAGTGTGGAATCTTTTAAAGTAATTAATAAATTCATCAGCAGCCCATGTCGCATCTTTTTCACTTATAATCATTTTATAATCATCGGATGATTATACATGGGATTCATCCTTGGTCCAATATCAATTATTATAGGAGACTCTAATACTTTGTCAAGACTATTAGACATTCTGCGGAAACCATTTCCTACAAATATCTGACCAGCACATACTGCTACTGTAGCAGTACCCCAGAAGATATAATACCATCTAGACTTAACTTGGTGTCTTTTCTTTTTGTCAGTCATTTGGTTCATACTCCGAAGGTGCTGTGTCTTCCCAGTTGGGAGGTTGCTTCTCCCAAGGTTTGGAATGTGATAGATCCAACCACTTTGGAAGATGTTCCTTTATCCATTTAAAGACTTTTTTCATTTTTTGTCAAGTTGTTTTTTCCATTCTTGAATTAATAACTGAAGTTCCTTTATACGTTTTTCAGCATATTCAATTTTTTCAGATATCTTCATTTGATCTCACACTCCAATAATTCATAAGACCAATCTTCTATAACTGGATTAGCAAATAGCATATCACTAGCTTTTGCCAATTCTTTTTGAGCATGTTCCATGTCAGGGGCCTCAAAATGTATATCAACACATTTACCTAATCTCAACCTAGAACAATTTCTAATGTCAGCAACCCTATGAATGTTTGCTCTAACAGCATTACCTGCAGAATCAGATACATTCTCTCTTAAACCAACAAATACTTTTGCTTTAAAATTCATTTGAATTCACACTCCACCATAATTTCAGTTAGTGCAGCTAGCATATTTATCTCCTGATCTGCTACGAATGCAATCTGGTATTGATACTTAGCAAGAATAAGAACAGCAGCAGGTATGGTACTAGGAACGAGGGATTCGTAAAGATTATCGTAAATACGCCTAAGAAGTACACCAGGATCATTGTCCAGATTATCGACACACCATTTACGTACTTGCGGAAAGTTCTTTTCCTTGAGGTTTTTAATGAGATCATTTACTGAAATATCCGAGAATGAAGCTAATATACCAGTATCTATTTTACCACCTACGGAATATCTCTGACATTCATTTAAGATCCTTCTCCAATCTGGAAAATGTTTATTAATTAATTCTGCTATAACTTTCTTATCAGTTTCTATCCTTTCTTGTTCCAGAATCGAGTTAAGACGTTTGAAAAAGCATGTTGCAATTTCTTGCTTTTGTTTTCCTTTGATTCCAAATTCGACAACAGCACATCTACTGTGGAGGGGTTCAATGATTTTGTTTTTGTAATTGCAGGTAAAAATGAATCTACAGTTTCTGGAGAACTCCTCAATACTCGCTCTAAGAAGGAGTTGTACGTCGGGAGTGGTATTGTCTGCTTCATCGATGATGATAACCTTGTGTTTCGCTTTCGAAGATAACGATACCGTGGATGCGAAGTTTTTAGCATTATTACGGACGGTATCGAGGAACCGTCCTTCGTCTGATCCGTTAATGACATAAACATCTACTCCTAATTCTGCACAAAGTGCTTTTGCTACTGTCGTCTTTCCACATCCTGCAGGACCAGAAAGAAGTAAGTTTGGCACTTCACCCTTATTTAGGAAATCCTTAAAGGTTTTCTTAATATTCTCTGGGAGAATACAGTCTTCAATTGTTTTGGGTCTATATTTTTCAACCCAAAGAAAATCGTCTCTCATAAATCATTCCAATGTCGTATCACACCCGCCACTATAATACTATTAGTGACAAGATAAGTAAAGAAAATAAAGGTACGAACTAATGCAACAACATTATCATACCTCTTTGTTTTGGTATCATGAAAAGAGCCTAGAGCATATTTCCAGACTCTCCATAACTGTTTCATTCACCAAAAGTGGAATCAGGTTCTAATGCAATAAAATAAGTTAAATCTCCATTCTTACTAGAGAATCTTGATAATAACTTCTGAGAAACAACAACCTCATAATCATGAGGAAGATACTTTACAGCAGATGCATCACAAGGTATCTTAATATTCTCTACCTTGAAATTAAACGAAAACTCATGTTCCGTTTCACCAACAGTTACAGCATAACTATTTGAAGTATCATTCTTCTTATCACGAGCAACCAATTTAACAACACCATTCTTACCAACTGCAGATAAATCAGAAAGTTGATATACTGCAGCTGCTTTAAGTAGTTTATCTAATTGATGAATACTCAAATCAAATCTAACATCTTCACTAGTTAATGTAATTGATTTATCAGGAGGAGTAACAATTACATTAGGATCAGCAAAGAAATATTTGGACTGAGTTTGAACACCTTCTCTAATTACAACATGTCCATCATTCTGAAAATCTAATTCAGCAGTACCAGTTCCTCTATGAAGTTCCAATCCATTTAAAAATTGATTGAGATCATAGATACCAAAATCTTTAGGTAACTCTTCAGTAATCTTTGCTTCAGCTAGAATATTTTTCATAACTGAGATAGTTCTTAATGAACTACCTTCCTTAAAAAGAATTGATTGGTTGATAGTAGAAAAATTCTTTAATAATGTCAGTGTTTTGTCAGATAATTTCATAGGAGGTCTCAGTTTCATAATTAAGGCATTGTGTGATCAATGTTACCCGTTGTTATTGAGGGTTTGCCGTAATGTTCATCAAAGTGTAACAATAGCATAGCATAATGAATGACTTTCAGCAAGTCTTTTTTATTCTTTCCATCCTTACTACCATACCGACTACCATATTTCAAAATGTTTGATTGGCAGAAAGCAGATGCAAGTGATCTTGCAGCCATTAAATCAATGGTCTGTACATTACGATACTCATGAGTATCTCCAGTATAGTGTCCATTGTAAGTGCCTGAGACATAATCTTCAATCTCTTTAATGATTTCAGATTCATGGTACTTGTACCGATTGTCTCTTTTCCTTTCGGATTCTTCTCTAATGTTTTCCAATTGTTCCTTTTCGTGAACCTCGTTATTTATAAAGTGATGTGCTGCTTGATCATCATTATCTGCTAGATAACTTTGCTCAAATGGATCTCCATCCGAACCATTTCGATCATAGTCATAGTAGTAAGGGGAATGTTTTGTATCATCCCCTTCTACTTTAACTGAATGAACATCACCATGTCCATCTACAAAATCTTTTACTG